CGATATCAAGACTTAGTAGCTTATGTTTTAGCATTAAAGGAGAAAAACACATGTTCATAGTAATGGCTGTACAAAGTGAAGCTAACCTTAAAATGCTTGGCGCCCCTACGCCGGTAGAGTTAAAGTTTGCCAGTGGCATGATTGGGGTATTGCCTGTGTTTATGTCTCGTAAGGCTGCCGAAAGGTATTCTAAAAAGAAGTTTACTATAGTTGAAATAGGGGAGAAACCAAATGACTGATGGTATAGATGGTTACTGGTGCGTAATATGCCAGCGTTTTATTGAAGCAGATGAGGATGGGTTAATTGTGCATGATGACATACCCCATAACGATATGACTTTTGACGATGAGGATAAACCACAATGACTAAGTTTAGGATTATAGAACACGGAGCTAAAGGATTAGAGCCTCAATGGTATATTGAAAAGTTTGGCTGGACTATTTTTGGTAAACGATGGTATTTATGCTCCCCTTATTTTGATGCACTAACCTCTGTAAATAATTATTTTAGCTGCCTTGAACATACAGAAAAACTAAAATCATATAGAAAAATAATTTTTGAAAAGGATGTTTAATTATGCCATGTAATCAAGATTGTAATCAAGGCCGCAAGTGTGACTGCGGGGAAAGAAGCGTAGATCGAGCAATGGTTGTGATATCGGTATTGCTGATCCTGTGTTTGTTTTCCATTGGATTTGGGCTATACAAGCTAATCAATAGAAACAAAGGCCAGGAGTGCGCTGTGACGTTGCAGTTTAATAACAATGTTAAAGCTACTTACATTGGTAAGACTGTTTGATATATCACTTTTTTGCAATTAATTAAGGAGAACAAGATGGCGGCACATAACGACATCACAGGCGACTTGATACAGAGCCGTGTAAACAGTAAAGAGTTTGAGGATAACTTTGATTTAATCTTTAAAAAGAAAGACCCTATCTGCAACATCTGCGGTAAGGGGATGGCCTCAACAAAAGAGTGTGCATTTACAGGTTGTCCACTTAACTGGGACGAGTCACGTATAGATATTATCGCAGCCAACGGCAACGACGGCCTGCATTACAAAGGAGAATAGGATGGAAAGACTAAACTGGCGTTCACTGAACGCTATCATTAACGACAAGACTGAGGAAGAAGTGCTGGAGTTGCTAAACCATGAAAGGCAAACCGAGCGCCGTATTTCAATGTTACAACGATTACATCAACGCTACACCATCTTACGCGCTGCGCGTGAGCGTGTGGAAATAATTAAGGAGGCAGTACGACCATGAACAACTATCGTGAAGTTTGGGATAGGCAAAATTACAAGTTTACTAACGTAGACGCAACACCTTGGCTACCGATTGAAGAATACGAGCCAGTCGGCTTTTGGACTAGAGTTTGGATGTGGGTGACAAAATGATATATACAATTAATCTATACGGCATCGAGCTAGATGTGTACGCAGACATTACCAGGTATAACGATCCGTTCGGCACTGGCGACAGCCCTGACGACGTGGACGTAGAAATCCTATCAATAGAATTGCCGGACTCTACGCAAGACATATCAAATTTGTTATCAGACGACACGCTGATCCGCGTCGAAGACTTAGTATTGGAGGTAGCAGGCAATGAGTGACGGAATGACAGAGATGTACATGGAAGAAGCGACTGCATTACAAAAACAAGTGGGCGGGTCGCATTACGCTGACATGACTATTCAGCCGATTGAGTTCATCACCGCAAACGGTTTGGACTTTCTTCAAGGCAACATCATCAAGTACGTTTGCCGACACAAAAATAAGAACGGCGCTGACGACATCAAAAAAGCCATTCACTATTGCGAACTACTTTTACAAATGGAATACGGAGAATAACATGACTGAAAAAATGACGTTACCAAAATGGTTATGGTGGAACAAAGGCGAATGTATTGTCGAAATTATATCTCGCGGTCATTTTCCGACCACGGCTATGGTAAAATTGCCGTCCGGCAAAAAAATAGAGATAGAAATACATGAATTACGAATTGAACATACTTGAATACGTGATTTGCTACTTTCCTGCGTTTTTGACAGGTTTTTGTACATGCGTGGCTATCAGTGCATTACCGCCTTATCAATCGTCTGTTATACAGCGATTGGTGAGGTCGTTTTTTAGCTTTACCCGTCAAATTTGTCGGTTTCGACGTACATCGCTAAATCATCACCAGTAAATTCAATTCTACCCATGCTAGTGGTGATGACAATGATTTCGTTGTCGTAGTCCACTTCAATTTCATCGATAGACTGCCCTAACAAGTCGTAACAGATTTCTTCCGGTGTACGTTTAGCCATATCTACCTCAACATATCAGAGTTAATTGTTAACCGGCTGACTTCACCGTAACGGCGATCATAACTTATTACCTTAGCATCTCGGCCTGACAGCCAACCGCCCCTGGCAGAATACGCATCACCTGGTGCTAGTGTACGATGCTGTTCGACTATCATCAAGTTATTTTCTTTAATATCGATAGAGTGGTAATGGCCCATGTGGGCGTAGGCATACTTAGTCCTACCGAACATTTCCCTGAATTGCCCTGCGAACACTTCTGATACGTTTGCGACCTTACGTTTGTGGCCGTGATGGAAGAACAACGCCACGTTACCGAACTCGTACGCATTGTATGGATTAGGTGACTTGTCCACAGTAACGCGTGGCTCGTTTTCATACAGCACACTAAACCACTCGCGCAGCCATATCTGACTGACCGGATCGTGGTTAGCGTCAGCCATGATAATGTGTAGCTTTTGGTGCTTGGCTAACAGCATGTCTATTATCGTGCGTAATACACGTATTGCAGAACGAACTAACTTAGCAAAACGCGTGTCCACGTCGAGCAAGTGTTTAGACGCAGGTGTTACGGCGTCCATACCGTCGAAGTGCAAGAAGTCCGATAGCTGTGCGAACACAGCCGTGTCAGCGTTAGGTGACTGAGCGATGGCCTGCTCAAACCATTTGATGACCAACGTCTCAGCGATGGCGACGTCCCAGTTCTCGCCGGTCTCCTCGTCCCACGATAGCATTCCCAAATGATAATCAGTTACGACATAGCAGTTCAGCAGGTTGTCATTAGACAGCGGTGGGGCTGGCAGTGCAGTCAGCCGTGGGATGTCTTCTTTCATGGCGTCAATCGACTGACGCATTATTTCCTGTAGCTTGGTGTCCTCAATGCGTGTCTTAACCCATTGTATTTTAGCTACGCCATCTTTATAAAGTGTTGACGTACCGCGCACCACAAAGGGGTCGGGTACTATGTGAACCATATCGTTTTGGGGAGCGTAACCGCGAATGGCGGCTTTGTGTTTTAATCGGTCAAGACCCGATTGAATGGTGCCGGCAGAAACTTGTAATCTTTCGGCAGCTTTTCTTAATGAACCGTATTTAATTATTGCATCAATAAATTCATTTTGTCTTTCCGTGCCAAACTGCTTTAAATCCTCATCGATCATTTGCGCTCCAGTTCAAGGATGTAAACGCCCAACTTAGCAGCGTTGTCCTTATCTAAGCAAATGCCACCGTCAGCTTGCTTTTGTATCGTCAGGTGTGGTTTTGTTGGCTGGAGTGTTTGCTGGGTTTGACACGCTGTTAAAATGAGCAATATACCAATCAGCAGGGTTTTCTTCGAGTGCATCGCGCAACCTTTGGGCTTTCGCCTGTTCTCTTGCCACAGCCCACTTAACTACTAAAAGTAGTAAGCGGTCTATGATAGCAAGAATAGCGGTCATTACTTTTTGTCCGCTGTAAATACACCTAATGTACCGATGGCGGCTAGACCTAAGGCTACAATTGCTTCGCCTTGCTCGGGTGATAGCGATACGCCAATGGCGGTTAGTAGCGCTACGATACCGCGCCATGTAGATGCTTCTTTAAGTCGTTCAATTAGATATGCTTTCATAGTGTCTTCCCCTTAGTTAAGTAATTTCTATGCTGATATTTTTTTCTGCATAAAGTATGCCCATTAGCTTTTTAAAAGTTACTTTAGAATCGCCAACAAACCCATCTTTTACTTTTTTTCCTACTAAAACACAACCTTCAGTATGGTCTTTCGTGTTGCCGTTATGAATACGTATGCCTGAAAAATTAGGCACGTTGACTAATAAAGGCATTAATTTTTTAAACCTATTTGACATAGTCAATATAACTTTATACGTGCCACAAGGTATTGCTGTTTGGCCAGGTATTTTAGTTTCGCGCTCTTGGTCTTCTAATGTATCACAAAAGTATACGTCTTCAATAAATAATTGACCATGCGTGTAATCTTTTGTGCCGTGCGTTCTTTTTAACCGTAAATTCATTTTGCCACCATGTTTAAATATATGCCCCTAGGTATAGTTCCTATCCATCTGTTTCCTTTTAACCTATTACAGGGCATACATAGCGGTTGTAAATTAGATATATCATTAGTACCACCCAAACTAACTGGCATAATATGATCTACGGTTAAATCCTTTATGTCAAATGATTCAAAGCATTGTACACATAAAAAGCTATTGTCAACACATATTTTTTCCCACTGTACGGGATCAATCTTGCCCGTGCTACGTAATCTTTTAACAAGCCTCATTTGGCCGATATGATTTTTATAGTGCTGCCGATGATATTGTCTGACTAGGTCAGGATTGGCTTTTCGCCATGCTACAGTATAGGTAATACTTTTTGTTTTGTTTTGTGCATACTCTACTTTACGCGCGCATTTTTTTGAACATGTTTGTTGATTTGGGTGAAACTTATCAGGCATAAAAATCGTATCGCAACATACGCATTTTTTAGCTAACATGGGTTGAATGTTGTTTTTTCTTCTGTGATAGGCTAAAGCATTGCATTGTACTGAGCAATACTTAGTTAACCTACCGCCTTTTCTATTTAGGTTTACTGGGGTAAACAAAACCCCACAACACCCGCAATTAATCATTTTATGCTTATCCTACGGCTATTTACCAAGGTATAAAGTCCCCATTATGATGCCACAGACTATGAACCACACCACGCGCTCAACCCATGCGCCTGACGCATGAGACACTTCAACCTTGGTCACGCGGCCTTCTAAGGCGCGGTGATGGTCGTCATAGCTGTCCATGCGTTTGAACAACGTAATCATGCGTTCTTCCATGCGGGCCAATGAAACAATCGCCTCAGACACTTTGTCCAGCTTTTCTTCTATGCGGTTAAGGCGAGTTGTTTGATCGTCCATATTAAATCCTTATTGAGCTAATGCGTTTTGGTTTTGTTGTTGTGCTGCTAAAGCGTTTACAGTAGCTAATGTCTTAGAACTTTTTGCTACGTCTGCCGTTGTCTTTGCTGCGGCTTTAACTTTAGCGCCAGTGGCTGCGGACTTAGCTTGTCTAGCCAATGCCTTTTCCATTGACGCGGCTGCTTTAGCTGGGTTTAACATCTCTGTAGCTAAGTCAATAGCCGTGGCCTTATCAATCTTACCTTGTAGTCGGGTAATAATCATGTTGGCTGCAGTCACTACTTTGTTCAACCAGTTAGGAATTGTGCCTATTGCAGTTGCAGGCAATACTTCACCGCCCTTAGCGCCTGCACGGGCTTGGGTAGTGAATTTTTCTTCGCGGGCTAAGTCATCAATAACGGATTGTACTTTACCCATTTGATCAGGCGTTAATACTTCATCTAAAGTGTTAAAGCGTGATTCACCAGTAACACGTTTAAGTGTTGTAGGCGCTTCTTTAACCGCGCCAGCAAATACACCTGGACGCAATTTACCTTCTGATAAGGATCCGGTTAATTTATTCTCTAAGTATTGGCCTACTTCCATTTGGTTAATAGGCTTGCTTAATTCAGCAAATGTTTGTTGCGCTGTTTCATATCCAGGCACGGCTTTGGTAAGGTCATTTTTAAGCGCGGTCAATTGTTTTTTAATGAACGCGTTTTCTTTTTTCGCTAACGCTGATTTTAAGCCGTCAATGGCAGATGCAATTTCTTGTGCGTTTGTACGAGGTATACCGTTAGCATCAACAAGACCGCCACGGATAGCGTTAAACTCTGTCAGCAACTCTTTATTGCCTGGGTTTTTAGCAATTACATCATCAATCTTAGCCAATATAGGGTTTACGTCGACAACATTACCCGCTTCTCTAGCCGCAGTGTATAGAGGGTCTGTAGTTTGCGAACGCAATTTAGTGGCTGCGCTAACATCAGCTTGTGTTTTACCTACGTCTTGTATCTGTGCCACGCGGGCAGCGGCTTGTTGGTTAGCACGTTCTAAATACTCAGTAGGCAATTGTTTAGCTACTTCGGCTTGTAATGCTGCGTAACGTGTAGCGCCTACGTCGGCAGCGGCTTGACCAGCAGTAGGTATACTGCCTGGCACTATCTCTGTTTGACCGCGTAATGCGTTAACAATTTGTTGGCCCCTACCTTCTGCTGCGGTAGTTAACGCCGCTAATTTAGGGTTTGTAACGTCTCTAAGATAATTAACAGGTATCGCTGCTGCCTTACCCACTACAGGCGCAGCCGCAGTAGCACCTGCAATTATAGGTGTTAACGGGTTAGTGTACTTAGCACCAGTAGCTAAAGCATTTGCTGTCCTACCTAGGCCAGCCTTACCTGCTAAACTTGAACCGCCTGAAAGTAGCACTGATAAGTCAGCGGCTACGCTTGCAGGGTCTTCGGCTAATGCACGCTTAAAGCCTTCTTCAGTGCCATACTTTTGTTTGTATACGCCGCCTACTGCATTAGCTATTTCAACGGCTTGCTTACGTTTTTCAGGCACAGCGTACTGCATAATAAAGTCAGGCAGTATTTTAGCCATGCCGCCTGACGTTAGTTGTATTAAGCCTTCCATTGTTTCAACAGGGCTTGTCACAGCGCCTACCACGTCTGAAATAAGTTTGCCTGTGCTAGGGATTATGTTACTTGCGGTTTTTGTAGCTGTTTCACCCCAAGACATGCCTTTTTCGCCCGGCGCTTTAGGCTTTCCTGCCGCAGTCCATTCTTCAAAAGATAAAGGTTTAGCTTCATTTGTTTTGCGTGATGGAATTTCAGATGTTGCTTTTGATGCGTTAGGTTTTCCTGCTGCAACCCATTCGTCGAATGATAACGGTTTATCCATAGTCTCACCTGCTTGTGCTGAAGGAATAATAGCGCCTAATATTTTATTAGCGTAGTTTGCACGGGTAGCGTTTTTCTTTTCGTTAGCCCCTGCGCGTTCGTAATGATCTGAAAAATTAACTGCGGCTTCTGTAGCATCTCTAGATGATAGCAGTCTATCTTTAGCTTTGCGTTCAGTTGTGTTTAATTCATAATCTATAAACTCTAATTGAGCTAAAGGATCTTTAATGTCTTTTTTAGCTTTCATTGCAAAGTCCATAAACGCTTTTTTGCGAGGGCCAAGCCATTGAGCAAAGCCAAACGCCCCTGACGTAGGGTTTTTAGCAGTAGGATTTAACGAGCTTTCTTGCACAAGATTGCCCGCAATACCAGCCGCTTGATGCGGCTCATAACCTTTACCGGTAAAAAACGATACTACGTCTTGTTCATTCATCGTGTGCTAGCCTTAGGGTGTGCTTTTAGATAGGCTTGATACGCTGCCTCATCAGCAGCATTACGTTTACTTGGTGGCGGTGGCGGCGCACCTTTAAGTACATCGGGTTTATAGTATTGTGTCTCACCCCATGTAGTTTGGTATGTATCTTTTGCTTGATCTTTAATGCGCTCAAAGGTTGACTTAACACGATTAAAAGCAGCTACAGCGTCTTTTTCATCTAGCATGTAATCAATAGCATCAATTTGTGCTTCAAGCATTGGCCATTCACGTTCAGTCAATGCACCTATACTACCGCCGGAACGAACTAACTCTAAGCCAGCGGACTTCATGTCGGCTTTAAGTGAATCAATGTTTTTTCTAACTTTAGCCGTATCGCCGGTAAACATTCTTGACACCGCAGCGTTATACCCGCCAAAGTTGTTTTCAAACCCGCTTTTATTTTCAGGTTTTAAAATTTCATCAACTTTAGATATAGCGTTATCCATTTTAGATACAACAGTTTTAGCAGCGTTATAGTCAGTACCATGTATTTTACTTTGTTTGTTGTATTCAGCACTGCCTGGTATTTGTTTAACAGTTTGTTTTGTAGCGTCCCATACTTCGCCTGGCTTAAGTTTAGGTATGTCTGTGCTAGGCTCAGGTTTAAATGGCGCAGTGTAAAGAGGTTTATTATCGGCGCCTAATAATACAGTGCCAGGGCCTAACTCTCTAGGTTTTTGAGACTCAATAAATTTATCCGCAGACATGGCTAATTGGGGAAGAAGCTCAGGCGTAAACTGCGCAGGCAATATTTTTCCTAGTTCAGGTATATCTTTGATTGCGTTCATGCCCCATTGTTCGTATGTTGCTTGATCTTTAACGCCTGGCAATAAATCGCGGTGGAACTTAATGCTGTTAGCTCTAAGGTCTGACGTAGCTTTTTCTGCTTCACGTTTATCTTTACTAACTTTAGCCGCAGACTCCGCTAATGCTTTAGCTTCTTCAAGAAAACCTGCGCGAGCTAATTCATTAACTTGTTGATCAATTGACATATCCGATGCAAAACCGCCAAGGGTCGAACGTAGGCGATTACGATCTTCAATCTTACGTTCTGCTTCACCCAAGTTTAATTGATTGAGTTTGTTAGTTTGAACAGCATTTTGCATCTCATACATCTTCGCCATCTGATTAATTGGCGATTCTAACTGTATGGGCTTAACGCCTAAAGCGATACTTGCATCAATAGCCATGATTAGTTATCCATTATAATAGTCAAAAGATTGTGAGTCAGGCAACGGTGTATACCCAGCAGTCGCGCCACCTTGAGGAAAAAATCTGTTCATCATTTGATTTTGGTTGTACGCGTTAGCTGCACCGCCTAATGCGTTAGACCATGCGTTAGCTGACCCAACGTAACCTGATGCGCGGGCGTTACCGGCGTTCATGTACGCGTTACCTGCGTTAGTGGCGTAGTTTTGCGCCGCATTACCTACAGTGTTAGCGGCAGTCTGACCTGACCCCATTAAACTTTGTAGTGGGTTGAGCTTGTTAGCGCGGTTAGTTTGATATCGATTAAACGCGTTTTGATACTCTTGCGAAGCTAAGTCTTGACCAAAGCGTTCAGCGCCTTTTAACGCTGCGCCTGATAACAGTCCGCCTCTACTTGCCGCCGTACGATCTAATCCTTTAAGACCTTCAGACATTCTAAACGCATAGCCTGGGTCAGCTTGAAAGTCTGACATACCAAAGTCTCTCATTAAAGACCCGTATCCTGCAGCGCCAGTGTTTTTGCTTAACCCCAATAGGTCTAACAATCGGTTTTGACTAGTTAGCCCCGCCTCACGGAATGGCGCTTGCAATTCAATGTTCTTGTCGAACATTTCCTTCTGTAGTTCTGCCGCATAATCGGCTGACGCGGCTTGGGTCTTAGCCGCTTTCTTAGCGGCATTAGCGCCCATTACCCCGCTTACTATACTTCCCCCGCCAACAACGGCGGTGATTGGATCAGCCATGATTAATCTCCCATTCCTCAAAAGTTTCAAACGCGTAAAACTCGCGTATTTCGCGTGAAACCTCACGCATGTGTTTATACCCGCCTAATAGAAAAGCAGTTGCGATATGCAACTCTATCCCAAAATTACGGATATGAAAAGCTAAGTTACGAATGTGTATTTTATCACTCTTACACATCTCATTGGCATCGTGAAAGCCATTTATAGAGGCCATAATCAACGGTGCATAATACTTACTGTTATCAGTAAACCATCTGTTCTGCGGCAATACGAACATTAAGTTAGTAAACACCGTATTAATAAAGTCATCCGATACCTCGACGTCTTTATCAATCAAGTCATCCCACAGCTCAACCGCAGAAAAGAAACTGTTTATAAAGTCTATCGCTTCTGCATGACCTAAGAACCAGCGTTGTTTATTCGCTTGGTTTTGTTCTTGCCATTCTTGAGACATGGTAGGCATATTACGCCCAAGTCAATATTGAGTTAGGCTCGGACTCACTAACAACTTGTAGTTCTAATGCACAAGTAGTTAGCGTAGAGTTTTGTATAACTTGTTGTAGTATTTTTCCGCTCCATTGGAAGTATGGCCCAACGCCGCCGCCATTAGGCGTACTAACAATTTGCGTCGCTACAACAGTGCCGTCATCTTGACAGAAAAACTCCCATACTTGATGCAAATAGTAGGTAGAACTAGCTTTTACCGTAGGATCTTGTAGCGACACTTTAACTACACCATGACATTTACTGCTAAAAGTTACGACATTGTGCGTTGCTACAGTTGTGTTATTAATTCTACGAATGTACTCTTGTTTAAAAAATGAATCTGAATAGCCACTCCATCGCATAGGAAGTGCATACGCTTTTACATTAGGCGTATTTACAAACCCCCGAAGGTTATCAAAGTTTACATAAGATATTGATAAAGGCGGGTACTCTTGAAGCGTACCTGCAGAAGTTTTAAATATAGCGTAATTGTTTCCGCCTTGACCTAACCAAATAAGTTTTCCGCCTGCGGCTTCACAAGCTGCGGAAGTTTCAATAAATGCAGACATATTGCTAGAATACATACCGTAAATAGCTACTAGTGTAAGTGATGCTGTAGCCGTAGTGTCCATTAAAATGGGTACGCCATTACTAGATGATGCTACGCCACCACTATTAACAGCTGAAAATTGTGCAGCAAGAATAACAACCTGAGAGTTACCGCCACCTGTAATTTTAATGTGTCGAGAGTTACCTTCAAAATACCCTGACACTTGTGCTTTAACAGAATTAAGCCATAACAAATACCCGTCTGCTGGTGTTGTGTACGTTGAATTTACTTCAACTCTGCGTAAGTTTAAGGTCATGTTACTGCTAGTAGCATTAGTTGATGTAATAGCTACTGAATACGGTGTGCCTTGTATATCCGGTGAATCAATATTACCTGTAGAAGGATACAGAATATATCCGTTACGGCAGTTATATACGTAGCCGTTTGTAATATCTATGCCCCAATGAACAACATCTGCCCTCACGCTGTCGCGTTTATTCACGCCAACATAGAGTCGTTCAAACCCAACGTCGTCTAATATAATATTGTCTTTTGTCCACGTAACATCCACGCCTGTAGTACCTGCATTGGCCGTTGGAATACCATTTGCATCTACGGCTATTGTGGTACCTATTACGCTAAATCCTTTTAAAAATACGTTGTCTACGTTGTACGCATTATTACTAGTGTTAGCATAGTTAGTGTTTAACGCTAACATAGGCGCATTATCGGTGTTATCAAAAGTAGCCAATTCAGTAAAACCGCAAAGTTTTGACCCTGCGCCTTGAATGACTTTATCGTTGCCAACAACAACTGTTCTACTAAGGCCTAAAAAGCACCCTTGAGGAATATACCCCCCACCAGCTGCTAACCAGGCTTCTACCTTTGTAGTGTCATCCGCTACGCCATCGCCTACGGCACCGAAATCTTTAACTGATACTAATTCTTGTAGCTTATCTTGAACAGTTCTATTAGTTGCGCCTGTGCCGCCTTGGTTATATCCTATCCAATCCGATCCATCAGGATCAGCAATATCTTGAACATTACCTACACTACCGTTTGCGCCAGTAAATGCCACATTGACCGCGCTAACAGCATTAGTAGATACGGGGGACGCAGTAGAGAACTTAACTACATCGCCTACATTAAGACCAGTTAAGAATGTAACGGTGTTCTCATCGGTTTCAAGATAGTTGACGTTAACAATTTGATTACTGCCGTTAACATACACGGCTAAATTATTAGTGGCTACAATATAGGTTAACGATATATCAAACACAGTCTGACCAGCGGTAGCCGTAACGGTTTCTTCTTGTGCTGAGTAAGCAATAAAGTTAGAGTTGATACCTGACAAGCCGTCCCAGGTGGCGATTAGCACGTCTGAGGAGTCTTTCAGTACAAACTTGTAAGCAATGCCGTCTGTTAGCCAAATCTCACCTGTAGGCACTCGACCTGCGGCGTCTAAGATAATTGGGTTAGCTAGGGCAGTAATGCCTGAGCTTGATGTATACGTGGTAGCAGGCGTAGTTGAGCCTGCTTGGTAAGTGTACAGTAGACCGCCAGTTAAGGGGACGCCATCGTTGGTGAAGAACTGTGCGCCAGCGCCGCCTAAAGGGGATAAGTTAACAGACATATATAACTCCTAATGTAACAATAGCCCCTAGTGTCGTGGCTAACCAATCATAAAAATCTGCGGTATGATTAGGATGCTTGTAATCATACCACTCTTTTGCGCCAGCTACTATAGCTACAAGTAATAACGCCCAGTAGCCTATAACAAAGTATGCTATGAACGCCAATAAAGCGCCTACGTTAAAGTGAGCCTGTAAGTCGGCACGTACTGGGATACGTGGGCTAGACAGCTTGGCAAACAGTGAGAATAGTTTTTCCATTATGGATGCACCTTACCAAAACCTACTTTTGTATAGTAGACAAATATATCAACATAAGTGTCTGTACTTGGTGGAGTGCCGCCTACGTTTAATTTATACGCGCCTGAAGATTGGCTTACGCCTCTGCTTCCTATTGGCGTACCTTGAACAAAAGCAGTGCCTATTGTTCTAGTGTCATTAGTAACAAGTGTCGTTGCGGGGGCAATAGTCAAAATAAAATTGCTGGCTAATGTAGCAGTAGCCCTAGGCACTACAACATAGTATGGATAAGGCACGTCTTCTTGTAGGTAAAAATAAGCGTTTGCAAAAGATGCGATGTATCTAATGTTAACATTATTAAATTGAGCCACCATAACAGGTGCGCTGGCTACATAAGTCCAATCAGTAGCTGCAAATGAGCTTAAATTAGACGTTAAAACATTTAACGTAGCTGTTCCTGATACAAAGCTATTAATGTTATCAGGTCTATTTAATGCTTGGATTGTAATTGTAATTTCAGAATATATACGCTGATCAGAAGCTAAATATAGCGCGTTGATATTCCAAGGCGTAGCATTTCCTGATGAATCTATATACAGCGACCTGTTATCGCCCGTGTCTGAAGTACAATTACTTTCTAAGTACATAGACCCAATATTAGTTACATAACTTGGAATTGCGTATACGCCAGGGCCGCTATTATTTTCGGATTGAACAACGCCTATGTTTGATGATCTAAATGATGACCCTATAACTATACCTGCGCCACCTGAAGGATTAGATGTTTTATTATAGGTATTACCTGTACCATTAGAGTGCGCTCTTATGTTCTGAATGTCACAAGCATTAACAGCTAAATCGCCTGCCTCGCCTGATAAAGCGTAAGAAAAAACAATCCCCGCATTTACGCCTGAGTATGCAGTTAAATCTCTGTATCGAGCAAACCAAGACTTATGTATTGATATGTTAGCTAATGTTGCCCCTACTACGTCAATATTTTCAAGCCCTGACTCGTTAGTAAAGTAAGCGCAATAGATACCGTAATCGCAACCTGTGGCGTCTACTTTAATGCCTCTAATAACAGAAGATGATATAGCCGTGCTAGGCGTAGTTCCTACTGCTAAAGTAGAGCATCGAATAACAGCTTTACCCGTACCTGATACGCCTGTTTTCCATTTAACTATAGCTTGTTTTATTGACCCAGGGTTTGCACCTATAGGATTGTAGCCCTCAATAGTTACGTTTGATGGGATAACCCACTCATCACTTACAACATATATATTAGAGCTTAATATTAATTTAGCACCTGAACTTGCGGCATACGTTGTCGCTAAGTTAAACGCTGCTAAATCATCAGATGTGCCATCACCAAGCGCCCCAAAATCTTCTACAGAGACTGTCTCTTGAAGTTTTAAATTAATTGGTCTATTGACTGCACCAGTTGCGCCTAAGTCATATTTTGGAATTAAAGTTGCCATGATGTATCCTTTATTAGCCTATTCTGTAAAGTACGTAAGTATTGGCCGCTGTTCTGCGAAATCTAAATCGTGCAGATACACCGGTTGTAACGGTTAAAGTTCCTAGCGACGTCATACCTGAAGCGCCTACAGCTATCGTTATTGTACCTGATGCAGTATTAACTACAACCCAGTCAAAGCTAATATTTACCGCTGGCGCACTAGAAAATTGTGAGTCTAAAGCTGTACCTGTAGGAAGCGTAACTGTGTAAGTCGTACCAGTTGTATTAAGTATGCCTGTAGCTACTTCGGCTGCCGTTAATGTTGCTACCGCTGCTTTTGATGTTGGCGCAGGGGCGTATTGCCAAAACGTACCTACTTCTACATAAGTATTGCCAGCAGAGTCAATACGCATACGTTCTGTTAAAGTGTCCGATGATGTTGTTGCAGTTGCAGCCCTAGTGCTAAATGTTAATGCGCCAGCGCCTTGTTGAGCGTCTGCGGTGAGCGTTGGGTTTGAATAAATTGTTGCTATTGAAGCTAAAGGCCCTAGTATTGCTCCAGCACTACTATACCTATTTTGTTTATCGCCTCTAAATATAAGTTCTGTTTTGTAATTAAGATAATTAGCCGCCTCAAAATTTTGACTATTTTCTAAATTGATTTCAGGTACACCACCTGTTGCTGTATTTGCGGATACAAAAAGCGCAGATGCTGGGCTAGTAGTACCAATACCTACACTGCCCGTCACGCTTAAGTTAGTAGCACCTGGGTCTGTGGTATTACCTATTGATACACCGCCAGTGGGGTGTATACGCATACGTTCTGCTTTAGGTACGTTCTGAACAGCAGTTGAAAACACTAAATTAGAGTTAGGCGTAGTTTGAGATCCTGTATTAATGGCTTCAATTGACGCTACGTCATGTGCGCCAATTCCACTAGGGTCATCTGTGTACCATGATAATGTTCCTACTACTTCGCCATCTGTCCAAAGACCTGATTTTGTGTTTCTTATTGTTACGTTAGGGGTTAAACTTGCGACGTCTAATGTTCCTACAGGGCTAACAGTACCAATACCCACGTTACCAGCAGAATTAATACGCATACGTTCTGTTGCTGCAACTCCATTTGCACTTGTTAAAAATGCTAAATTATGTCCATTACCTGCTGCTTGACCATTGGTAATAGCTCTTATAACGGCTGCACGCGAAGCATTGTTGCCTAATGTAAATGAAAAGTCTGCGTAGTTATCAGCAGATTGTGTCCCTTCTAAAGTTATATTTGCTACTTGTAGCCCACCAGTTGTATTTGACCTACTTACTTGGAGTGGATATGTAGGGGATTTACCAATCCCTACATTTTGAGAACTATCAATATAAATAGCATTTGTGCTGTTAGTAGCAAATCCCACGCTATTAGCCGCAGGCAAATACATACCATTAGTAGGTATTGTAGCGCTAGACGGAATAAATCCTGTAGCAGTTGCAGATCCAGTAGTCGTAAAGTTCGTGCCATCAAACTGCAACCCAGCAGACTGGTTTAATGATGTAGTGCCTTGGCCATAAGGAATATAGTTAGTCGTAAACGTAACGCCTGGTGCTTTACTGTTAAATGTCGTCCAGTCCGCAGCACTTAACGCGCCGCGATTAACGCTAGACGCTGTAGGCACGTTCAAGGTAATAACAGGCGTTGTGGTAGGGTTTGCTACGGTTGAGCTTAAGTCAGTGCCTGTCGTGCCTAGTGTTAAGGCCGCAACGCTTGTGACCGTGCCTAGTGGGTTAGCTGTCCATTGAAACGCAGTGCCTGACCATTCTAAATAAGTGTTCGATACAGTAGGCGCTACAATAAAGTCTGTCGTGTCTGCCGCTGTTTGATACGCTATGCGATTAGCCGCACCGCCTACAAGGTTAGTTGCCTTACCTATTGTTATTGTCGTAGGATCAGTCCATTGCGGTGCTGTACCACTAGACGTATTAATATATGTGCTAACCCCTATGGCTAGTTTGGTTAACGCAGACCCTGACGCATAGTAAAGCGTATCGCCAGCCGTGTAGCTTGATAAGCCTGTGCCACCGTAAGGCGTAGTGATTGCAGTTGCGTTCCATGTACCTGCGGTCAATGTACCGACGCCTGTAATGCCTGTATATGACCCTGATATACGCGCTGACGCTATGGTGCCGCTGACAATCTGACTAGCATCAATAGCTATGGTTACGTCAGTTATTGCGGTAATAGTTCCAAACGCGTCTACCGTAATTTGCGGTACAACCGTTGCAGACCCGTAAGTACCTGGCGTAACATTGCCTGGCGCCGCGTAAATTATTGAGTATAAGTTGTTAAAAAACCTAAACCATTCGTTCGACACAATGCCTGTCTGTGGATCGACAAGCGTAACGCGTGGTGCTGGGATGCGGGTAAAATTAAGCATTAGTGCCGCTGAGGATTAATTCAGCGCCCATAATGGCTATTTTAACTGGGTCAGTGCCTGACACCTCGTACACGCGGTCACGTAGCTTTTGTGTCATGCCAAGTCGACGCCAAATAGTACGATAGCCATATTGACCTATCGCACCCATAGATTTCCAATGTTCATTAGACCAAGTATGTCCGCCATCGTCTGACCATCGTAGCATCGCTTGTGGGTCGTTACCTTGACCAACAACAAGTCCAACGCCTGACTCAGACTCTAACTGTAGGCTGTGTTGCGCTGTGCGTTTTAAATTGTTCTGACCGCTAGGCAATGCTCTCCATGAGCGTAACCATTTCTGCGTAGCGCCATTATCGGCATACACGTCTAGGTCAAACTTATATATGTTACCGTTGGCGTAGTCGCCAACAAGTGTTGTAGATTGGAAGTTGCATTGACAATTTGAACGATGGCGTGTGAACTCACCGTTAGTCAAGTAAGCACGTTCATGCCATGCGCCAGTAGCAACATCGTATACCCATGTGGCATTGCCAGTAGGAAACGATATAACGTAAAACGCATGACCTTCTTGTTGGTATGTGTAAGCCACAGCGTCTGATATGTCGGTGTAGCCTTGGATAGCGTATTCGATGGCGTGTGTGGACACGCGCTGTGCAGCGTAGCCGTTAGACCTGTAAATAACACCAAACCCCCGTGGGTCGTTGCCTAACCAAAACAATGAGTTATCTAACTTTGCCACAGAATAAGGTGCGATACAGCCTGTCTCGTTAAACGCACCTTGGATTGGTATCAACGGGAAGTCGGTAGCACCGGAGTCATACCAAACCTCTGTCGTGTCCGTACCGAATACCCATAGTTCACGGTGGATAGTGTTAACGGCTACAACGCCGTCAGGTGAACCCTCAGCACTAGCAAAATCTAGCGGATCGACGGATGTACCGTCTAGTAACTGTGTAATCCATATCTTTTGGCTGTCAGGCTCATTGTATATAAAATACCCATCAAGATAAGTAACAGTGCCTGCGCCAGTAAAGTCAGGGTCTGTAATCTTAGCAAATACGTCTGTCACTTCATTGTAGATGTAACCGCTAGGGTTGGCTGCAATAAATATTTGTATGCCGTTATCAGCAAACGTGACTGGCCCAGTGCCATCTACTTCACCGATGTACTCGTAAGTGTAGTCGGTGTTGATGCGGTAAAAACCTGTGCCTGATACGCAATACGCATCGGTGCCATTGGTTTGGTGCGCCCATAATCCACGGATAGGGCCTGTGCCTATGGTGACTAGCTTAGTTAAACCAGGCGCACGATTAAGGTAGCCTATCTCAAGACCGTTCTCAGGCGTCTGCTCAGGAAACAAGTTAACCATGCGGTTGTCCGCAGCGTTAATTGAACGAGCTACATAAGATTGACCTAAGATTGGCGTTTTCATTAGTAGTTACCGGCAAAAATGTTGAAGCGTTGACGTGTAGCCACAATGCTGTAAGGCATGGACATAATGTCGTCAGGATTGTTGATGCGTTTCAAGTCACGTTTAGATGTCATCGCAATGCGTGACACAGTCGGTGATGGCTCTACGCCAAACTCAGGTGCTATCTCGCAAGCTAAGTTGTATTTGAACGCACGTAGATAGCCTGGAGGGAACGCTAGGTTTGTGGCCAATGTCGCAGGCGCAGTTAACTCTTGAACAGATACGATGTGGAACTCCAACACTTTGGTTGGCACTGGGTACACTGTCATCGTAATGTTAGGGTAATCCATGTTTACCCACATAACCTGTGGATAAGTAGACGTCACGGTCTTAACAGCAATACCATCGTATTGTTGTTGATTGATTAGTTTAATGCCGAACGATATACCGCTTGATGGGTCACGGAAGTATGTTGCATCGTCGACTAAGATTGGACGATTGCCAACGGTGTCACCGGATGGGCCTAAGGTATGTGTTCTAGTATTAGGCAACCAGGTTACGATTTGGTCTTGTGTAGCGAATACGGATAAACGCTCAGTATTCCAGCTATCAATCATTTGATTTAGCGCGGATAGAGCGTCTTGTGAGGTTGCGGCAGATGGAGTTTCGCCTTCGGCTAAAATGCCAAGTAATCGTAACGCTCCATTAATTTGATCGCCTGCGGTAGTGGCCATAATACGGCTCCTTATTCTTTTCTACGTCGTTTGACATCCAGCGTATTGACGGGAGCCGCTTCAACTTTAACTTCAGCTTTAGCTTCAGTTTTAATTGGCGTATCAAGATTATACTCTATCCATCCGTTTTGTGCATCAGCTTCAGCTTCCTCAATCATAGTAGCTACTTTAGTACCATGAACGGGGTGTCTTAAATATATGGTTGCCATGTTTTATCCGATAATTAAAGAGGAGGTTTTAAGGCCCCCTCTTTTACTTAAGCTGTAATACCTAAGTTTTTTAATACTGTGCGAAGTGCGTTAATTGCAGTTGCTAACTCAGTACCAGACGCAGTATTTGACACTGCGGTAATTGCGGCTGCTTTAACAATAGGGGTAGTACCGTAAAATCCGATAGTACCGCCTGCATTGCCAAGAATAGCGCCATCTAATTGCTGGTCTTCGTATGCAACACCGATAGGTTTGGTATTAGGCATAATAGTTCCTTTTTAAAAATCCGCCCCGAAGGGCGGAGGTATTACAAAATATTACCTTAGGCTACAACAGCAAATTGCCATTTAGTGCCGTCAGAAATAAACATCTTACCTAAGCCAGTAGCGTTAGTAGTAACGCCAATAGAGCCTGCTGGTGCAGTTGTTGTAGTGCTGTTAGCAGTAACTGCTGTAGTTAAAAAGTATAATCCTGCACCTGAAGATGCTGTAAGGATGCTACCACCAAGTAATTTAGCTGCATCTACGTTACCGTCAGATACTTGATATGGGCCTGCGCCGTTTGGAATTGCCATGATATTTTCCTTTTCTTAATAGATTAAAGAACCCCCACCGAAGTGGGGATTATTTAGACTAACCCCAAATACGGGCAGCCATTTGTGGACGAACAGCGCTGTAGCCATATAGAACGTCAATACGGCAAGGTAAGCGGTCGTTGTTGATGTCATATTGACGGACAACACGTAGAGAGATACCGTTGTGTACTTGACGTGAAGCCATGTCTACGCCTTGTGGTAATAACAAGTCAGCAGTCGCGAAAGTGATTGCATCTTTGTGGTATACCAAGTTTTGAGCGTATTGAGTGCTTGCAGCACCAACGAATGTAACAGCAGCACCGTCTTGTGGGAAGGCACTAACAGTAGCCAAAGCGTTGTTTGGTGTGTACAAAGGTGGTGAGATAGCAATGTTAGTCCATGCGCCACCTGAAGCAGTGTTAGCCGCAGTCACAGTGAATTGTTGCAATGAACCAGTTGACTCACGAGTTTGTGGGTTGACAGCGTAAACGCCAGCAACAGTAAACACGTCACCTACAGTAACTGTAGCTGAACCTGTACCGCCATCGATGCTGATAGTAGCTTGGCCTTCTGTAGTAACAGTGCCGTTAACTAAGATAGTATCGCTAGTAGAACGTGTACCAGTGGTGTGTTGTTTTATAGATTGAGACATGTTAACTTCTTCGAAGCCAAGAACGCCCATACCCATCATACCGTTACGGAATTGACGTGAAACAGTGTCAGTTGGGTTGAACAAACCTTTCATACCTTCAACTAAGCCCGCGTTGGCAGCTGGGTTAACAGTTGCATAACGTGGAGACATAACAGCTGCGCCTTCGTTTAGTTTTTGTTGAGCTTGCAACAATACTAATGAAGTTGAAGGTGTAGTGCCTGGAGTACCTACTGAGTTGTAGATTGATTTGTAAGCATTAGCAACGTCAGCATCAACGCTAGAAGCCAATTGTGAGATACGTGGTTTCAATACACGTTCTGCAAAATCGTCTAATTGCATTGTTAACTCAGCTGATGTGAAGTTAACGCCAATGTGTTTTTGTGAAGCAACAGACAATGTTGTGTATTGTTCGTTGTCATCTTGCACTTGTAAAGCCGCGCCGTCAGTTACTAAAGCACGATCCGGTAAACGGATACGCAATGTAGAACCAATTTTAGCGCCTTCAACGGCAAAAGAATCGTCGTATTGACGATTTACGTTACGTGTGATCACAAGGTTATTCTCTAGGATTTCTAGGGCTTTACGAGTGATCATATCAATGGTTAAGATTGAGTTTGACATGATGTTTCCTTATATAAAAGTTAGCGGTTTCTTTTCGCTTCCCATGCCTTAGCTTGTCTAGCTCTTTCAGCAGCAATCCAATCAGACGTAGACATTGACTTCATTGACCTAGGGTCAGTCGTGTCGTACGCTGGTGAACCGTTACCTTTAGCCGTGACAGGCGAAATAGGCGCAGGTGCGCTAGTTGTTTTCTTAATCACCGGCTCGTTAGCAATTTTAGCTTCAAGTCGGCCAATTTCTTTAGCTTGTAAGATTGGCGCTAACCGAGAGATCCGTTCAGCTTCCTTAATATTAGTCCCTAGGTAATAAGCCAGTTCGGGGCCAACATCAGATGCCTGAATAGATTGAGCCATCACATTAGTAATAGGAACACTGGGGTTGTATGCAACTTGCTCGAAGTCATCATACTTAGCACGGGCTTCTTCTTCCCTATCGTGATACGTCTCTAAGATTTCGTGTTGTTGCCTTTGTTGCTCTCTTTGCTCAAGCAGTTGTTCAGCTTTTTGCACGGCCAATGCTTCGGCGTATGCTTCTACTGACTCAAATTGCTCAGGCGCAGGGAGGTCTCTAGGCGTCGCAGGGGTTGAAGCCTGTGCAGCACGTTCTCTTTCCCATTTACGCTGTTCTCTTGCCAAGCGTTTGCCAATCGCAGCATCAAGTTCCTCTTGCGAGAATGTCTTGCTTGCTTCTGCTGGCTTTTCTTCCGACACTTCTACTTCATTTGCTACAGTTTCAGGAGCTGTCGTAACTTCTTCTACTGGCGCGGGTACTTCCGCTAATACTTCTACTTCTTGGTTTTCACTCATTTTGTTTCCTTAGAAACCCTGGTGAAATGCACCAGTACATTTTTAATATATTCTATTCGTAGACAACTGTAAAGGTGGCAGTGTTGGCTAATACTACATATAAGCCTTTGCTAAACCAAATACCTGATGGAAAGCTAAGATACTGAGTACCAGCAGCTACTGTAATGGTGTTAGCAATTTTACCGTCGCTAGTGCTTGATGTAGCGCTATCGTATACAGTAATAGTACCGCTTGATGTTGTTGACACAAAAATGCCGTATAGTTTGCCTGCACCGACTTTAGTTTGGTCTGTTGCAGCTAAATATTTATAGTTTGCCATGATTAATCCTGATAATTTTTAATTAAAACAATATTAAAAAATGCACTTGCTGAGTTATTTGCCGCAGAACCTATTGCAGAGGCGCCTACACAGTTTTTTTCTGAAATTATATACGGGTATGAAAAATCATACTGCACTGACCCGTTGTTAAGCGTAGATACCGCACCCACGCGAACAATTCCATCTTGGCCGTGTTGTTTTAAAAACGCCGTTACAGATGTTGAACCTGTAGCCTGGCCTGTAGTAATAACGCCTGTAGTTAAGTAGCCTGTGTAACCCGCTGGAACGCAATAATGTGCGGTAGTGCGGTTATTATACCCTGTTGCGATAATGTCATATAATACAGCAGGGACGCCCGCAGTTACTACACCTGTGCCTGCATTAATATTACCCGCGTTTGCACCGCCTGATCCAGTTGAAGCTACATAAAATCCATTTACATAAAGATAACTGTTCGTTGTGTTAACTGCTGTTTGCCCATTTAAAGTTATGCTTTCGCTAACTTGATTATAGCTTCCATCAAGCCCTACTATAGTGACAGTTCTTGCTCCAGTGCCTGCTGAAGTATCGTCCGTACTAGACGAGCTTATTTTAAGCACGGAAGCCACGGTTGGGTGAGGCACTGTGCCGCCATCAGGCCAAATTGATTCTTCAGCCGTATCTACGTCAGGATTGTACCCAAATACGGATATTGCGGAATGCCCTGGAATTTGCCCCCTAGCTACTTGGAGTGCAAAATCTTCATTTTTGCCAAATTGAGTTTGTGAGGTAAAGACGTTCATGCTAAGAACCTCAATTTATACAAGGTTGATAGGTAAAGGGCTATTACTTCGTCAATTAGATTCTGTATTGCGGAATCTGTTTCGTCGCAAATTTTATAGCGATCCGCTTCAATTTCTTCTAATTGATTTTGTAGAAAGTCAATGACGTTAGTAGTCTTTTTAGCTGACTGAAGCGAAATAGGCCCCATCAAACCGTGGCGGCCTTGATAGGCTTCAGCAAAACCGTCTGCTAAGTCAATTATGCTCTCATAAAACTTCTGCAAAGCCTTATGTTTAGAGTAGCTTCTAGTGTTTAGGTGGACGGAGTGCGTCACGTCTCTAGCTAAGAATAGTATTCCTACAAAGTCACAGGCTTTCATTATATTTGTCCTTCGGGTGGCATCATTGGTTGTTCAGGTTGCATTTGTTCTTCAGGCATCATGCCTTCAGGCTGTTCTAGCCCTTCGTTTGGCATTTCTCTACCAGGCATTTCGCCAATTAAGTCACCGCTGTCCATCATGCCGTGAACTGTACCCATAACGATGTCTTGGATTTGTTCAGGTGACATGCTTGCCTGCACTGCGCTGATACGTTTAGTTTCAGCGTCGTATGCTTTAATGTTAGCCTCTTGTTCTTTGATTGCCAAGTCTTGCGCTTCCATAGACTTGCTGACGTTTTGCAACATGCCGTGCAATTGGTCTAACTCTTGGCCCATCGCTTCAAGTTGTTGCTGTGCAGCTTGCAATGCTGGGTCTTCGTCGGCATCGCTTAGTAGTTTAGGATCAATAGTCTTAGCAAAGCGTTTAGCCATCTCTTGTGCGCCAGGCCAATCCATGTTTTTAACGAATAAATCGCCAGCCACTTGCCACAATTGTGGGTTGCCTTGCAATAGTTGGCTCATGGCATCAAGTGACTCTTGACGTTTAGTCATGTAGCTTGGGCCAGTCGATACGCATACATCGTACTTACCAACGCTAGGATTGTAGATTTTTTCAATCACAATGCCTGTTTCATCAACAATTTTCTTCACTGGCTCGGCTTGTGATGGGTTAATTTTAGCCCGTTTCACTTCGCCATCTACACCAATAATACGAGCAATACGCTCTGTATCGTAAATTTTAGGTATCATGTCCACTAATTGACGTCCACAGTGACGTATAGCACGCGCTAAATTGTCAACGTAGTGGTATGTGCCTGTGTCGCCTTGTTTTTCACGCGCTAAGATGGCACGGCCTGAGCGTTCGTTACTTGTCGCACCTAAACTGGAGTCATATTGGCCAGTTGAGGACTTAATATCGTCAGATGCACCAGCTTTTGCCTGTAATAGACCGCTAGACGCCATAGGCGGTTGAGCGCGTTGTGGTAATGGCAATACCGCACCAGCACCGTCTGTTACATCAGGATTAACCTCTAAATACGGCCAATTTGTCGTATTTGCAGTTTTCCATTGTGTCTCGTAACCCTCAAATTGACCGCCGTAACCTATGAATGGCGCTTTTGGTGCCAGTGCCAACATCTCGGCTTCTTGTGAAACCCAATAGTTGTACATACGTTGTGCGTCTTTTGCGTTACGGATTAAGCCTGACACGTATAAACGGCCATCAACTTCGTATTCGTTACCTACAACACGGATAACAGGTATAAATTTACCCGCCCAATCTTGTTCTTCTAGCACTTCAAAGCCGTTAGTTTTGAGCCATTTGACTTTTTTAACGTCTGCCATGCGTGATTTAAGCGGTTTTAAGCCTAAAGCCTTTAATTCTTTGTCTTCACGGCTGCCTTCTACGGCGCTCATGTTGCCCTGGTATAAGTTTAGCTTGGTCGGCGTATGCTCGTAGTAAAAATACTCAGCAACACGCACTGTGTTCTCTGTCAACCACTGACTTAGTGAGGAGTCGCCCACACCTTGCTGCATCATAGACGAAATTGGCGCGGCATCAGGGAACTGACGCTCGTATTCTGCCTTCGTCATGTCTTCTGTGACAAAACACCACTCGGCATCGCTGCCGCATGGGTCTTGTATTGTAGGATCCATATAAACGCTAAAGGAATTGCGGATACGGCCAATGTATAGGTCTTGGTCAAATGAATTGTCGTCGCAATATTTAGTGAGTACACGGATGTAGCCTTCACCATAGGTGACTTGGTTTTCACATGCTGTGTCGTATGCGACATCTGCATCTGAAATATACTCAATATGCCTAATTACACCCTCAAATATCTCCGCGACTTCTACGTCAGCGTTATCATCTACAGGGATTACCTTCACCGAAGGGCGATTTTGGCGTTGTTCATTAGTAACTTGATGAACATGTTGCGGTAACTTATTGATTGTTAAGCATGGTCTTGCATTGATGGTCTGACCTTGAACTGAACCACGGGTAGCCAGTACGTCCGCAGGCCATTGCCATTGGTTGTCCGGTGAGCCTGCCTCGAAGCGTAAGTCATCTAGCTCGTCTTCACGGCTTTCTGAATACGCAGAAACCGCCATAGTAAAGCGGCTTCGCATCGTTGCAAGCATGTCTTTTTTGTCGTTAGGCTTATTAGCACCTTCAGCGACAACCCCAACGGTGGTCATGTCATCATTCATTTAATATTCCGATCACGTCTTTTTCGTTCATAAGAAGATAGTCTTCGTCTTCGTATTTAAACTTCTGTCCTGAATACTCACCGAACAGTATTGTGTCACCTACTTTAACTGTCATCGCTCTGACCGTGCCATTATCTAATATGGCGCCTTGGCCTGCTGCAACAATCACACCTTCAAACTTCTTCTCTGCTTGCTTGGCCAGTACAATGCCACTGGCCGTTGTTAGTTCTTCTTCTTTTTGCTTTACTACAATTCGTTCACCGAAAGGTTTTAATTTCATTTTTTGCCTTTTTTAGTTGATTCACGTTTAACAGAGTACGCAATAGCGACAGCTTGAGCTGGCTTTTTACCTGCGTCTATCTCGGCCTTAACATTAGCACGGAAGGCTTCTTTACTAGATGATTTTTTTAATGGCATAGCTAACTCCCCATCCAAGAGCTGGATGCTCCGCTACCATTAGCATACGACTTACGGGGCGCGTTGTCAACCCTATATTCTCGATGGGCTACAGGGAACGCAAACGTCACGCATAACGCGTCTGCTGCGTCCGGACTTGCCATGCCCCTGGCCTTCATCTCTTTCTTGCCTTCTAAGAATATCGTCCCGCTGCTGTTAGGCTTTTTCATCGGGCCTGTCAAGTCAGACTTTAATTTCCTATCCTCCGGTATGCTGGCGCTGCGTAACCACTCCCGCATCGCGCCCCACATCTCGGCCCGCTTGTTGCCCCACATTATCGAGTTCTTAGCCCGTGAACCAAAGTTCACACCGCGCACCTTGTACCGCTGCTCGGTTAGCCTGTCCAATATCCCGTACCCTAGTCCGCCCTCATCGATGACGGTCATCACTGGTTTGTATTCTTCTATGGCCTCAATCACTCGGCCAACGACGGTCATTGTGTCCTCGCCTTGATAGCGTTTTATGGCCACGATGTCACGGCCTTGGCGAACGACGATGACCGTGCTATCTGCCCCGCCTCTTGCAGGGTCGACCCCGATAACAATCGGCGCAGACGTATCCTTATATCTCTCACGTTTGAAAGCGTCCTCGACCAATGTCGGACTGATAAACTGGTCTTCACCTGCCGATGGAAACTCACCGTATACCTCGACCCGCGCCTGTGCAGAGTCCTCGCCATACTCGGCAATAATCTGTTCATATACCGCTTTATCCGTATCCTCGACTTGCCTCGCGTCAATTTGTCTGCCATGCCAAAAGTCCCGTTTAGAGTTAAAGCACTCGAAGAAATACCCTTGGTTGCGACGCGGGTTGCTGAACGCAAACCAATACCGATCTAATATGTTCTCTGTAAAGAAGCCCGCGCCCACTGACCATATCGTGTCAGGTATACCGCTTGCCTCGTCAAATATCAACATCATCCCGTCGTGGTTGTGGACACCGGCGTAACTGTCAGGATTTTCTTCCGACCACAGCTTGCCTTCTGCCGCCCAGTACCGCGTACCCTTTTTCAAGTCACGCTCCACTAGCTCGCACACCCATTTCGCTGGCACCAGCTTGGTCGCCGAGATCTCCCACCAGTGCGAGTTTATTATCATGGCCTGCCACTTAGTCAACTCACCCCAGGTGACTGACCGCAGTTGCGACTCACTGTTGGCGCTGACAACAACTGAGCTTCCTATCCTTGTCGATAACATCCACATTATGAGCCAACTGACTAGCGCCGACTTCCCAATACCCCGTCCGCTACTGACCGCCTCACGCAGTGTCGACATGTCGACCTCGCCTCGGTTGTCCTTGATGTGCTTGGCTATCGTTCTTAACACCTCGCGCTGCCAGGTGCGTGGCCCTTTGAACTTAGCCAGTGGCGTGTTAGGTTGGCCCCACGGGAACGCGAACAGCACGAACGCTTCAGGGTCGTCCGCAACACGCGGATCCCACAGCCTTGACATGAGGAGTTGTTCTTCGTCCGAACTATATATAGGTAGTTGCATTATTGGTTGTCTACGACGGTGCCTTCAATGATACGCGATTGAGCCTCGGCTAATGCCTGAGTAATACTTATCTTTTGGTACACATCCACACTGATCTCGGTCTTAGCCGTCCATGCGTGTGCATGCTGTAGCACGGCCAGTGCCGACTTAGCGTCACCGTCCTTGGCCGAGGCGATTAGCACCTGGGCCATTTCACGTTCACCGTCTGCCTTACCTTTCTGCGCCGCCATCTCCGCTACGGGGTCTAGCTGGCACAGTTGCCGGTACTCGGATGGCAACATACCAGCGGCTAAGGCCAATGAGTCGTTCTTTAGCCCCAACTTGGCTGCGTCGTATATCGCCTGTAAACGCGATTCGGTGGCTTTTACCTCGCGTGGCGTAAAAGGTATCGATAGGAATGTCATTAGCGCATGGTATTGGTTTACATGCGTGGTGTCAATAGCAAAAGGGGCCGAAGCCCCCTTGGTAACAAATATGTTACTACTTGTTCATCACGTACATTGTCACTTCAAAACCGAAACGCATTTCTGTAGCTGCTGGTGTTGTCCACATGGTAATTCTCCTTAAGTCGATTGAGTGTACACATCAAGGTGTACGTGTACACATTTTCAGCTTTTGTATATACATTGTATATACAGATATTCATGATTAACGCGTCACGTTAAATGCTGGGCGCTAAATAAAATAAAAAATAAAAATTTCTTCTGACACCATCGTCCACGAAGGCCCTTCCCCCAAGGCCCTACCCCCCCCATGCAAAATGCAAACAATTCCCTGCTGCAGGCTGTATGCTAATGAGAATTATTCGCATTGGCTAGTGGGCTGGCGGGCGCGCAGCTGATCGCAGTACGCAGCCGGCTGAGTGCATTGGTCATATTGCCATATTGCCATGTGAGTTTTATTTGCTGCTGGCCTGGCGCTTATTGGTCATATTGTCATTTAGAAATCATTGGCAATATTGTCATTTGAAAATCATTGGCAATATTGTCATTTGGTTTTAAGTGCTGAAATTATGCTTAGTGCAAAATGCGCGGCGAGAATTTATTGGTCATATTGGCAATATTGCCATGACAATTTTAGTCGCTGGCATTTGCGCCTTTCGTGTCTGCATACCTTATATATATACTTTTCTATATATCTATAAAATAAAATGACAATATTGCCAATAAAGCTCTAAAACCTTTGCGCTCTGTGCCTTTGCACGATCCGCCACAATTGCCAATCTATTGCCAATCTATTGCCAATCCATGACAATAAAATGCCTATTTATTGTTAAACAATAAAATAATGCTTTACATTTGACTTGACAATGATATTATGAAGGCTGTAGTTCAGTTTTTTTTAGTAAGTTAACCGGGAGGAAGCAAAATGTATCAAATCACAATTCAAGCACCAGACGGCGTATTTAAAAGCAAATATAAAACTTTGGCTAAAGCATTAGACTATATGCTTTATCAAACCGGCATTTCAATTACTAACTATTATTCTTACGCCTGCGGCCGCGAAATCGAGAATGAAATAGATTTTATTCATTCAAATGGCGGCGCGCGCATTGTTGACAATTACGGCCGCGTAATAACTTTATCAATTAAGGGAGTTTAATTATGATCATGCACGATTATAAAAACCATAAGCCAGCAGCAGAAAAGATAAGCGCCGTTGAATTACTCGGCGCTGTGGCATTTGCGCTGATTCTTATATCTTTAATCTTTATCGCAACAATCTAGGAGTGTAGAAAATGAATAAATATACTTTAAATGAATTAAACAGCATGCTAGATAAATTCAATGCCGTTATTAGCGTAGAAAATGCTTGTTTACAGCCTAAAGCGCCTGGATATATTGGCAATCAATTCATTGATAGTAAAAAGCCAGTATATAACTTTGATATTGTATCTAAGACTGATAAACAATCATGGGCCAATATTTATAGCGATATATACAAAAAAATACCTAAGCATGTATTAAAAGAAGTTTATGACGCGTATTTTGAAACTAATGCGCGGATCTATTGCTAATTAAACCTGGAGACTAAAAAATGACCGATACTAAATACAATGGCTGGGCCAATTATGCAACATGGCGCGTAAACTTAGAATTATTTGACGGCGTGCCATTCATTGAAGATTTTGACGGATCTACCTATGATCTATCTATCTATTTAAAAGAATATGCCGAAGAGCTAATGGCCGACGGCGCCAGCCTTGATTCATTGGCTTTTAGCTATGCCATGGCTTTTCTATCAGACGTTAACTGGTATGAAATTGCCGAAAGCATGGAAGAATTAAAAGAAGAAGAAATCGCAGCATAGAATTTTCGTTATGCGCATGCTTACCCGTGCGCATAGCGGCTAATTTTAGCCGGCTAATTGTAAAGGGAATCAAATGCAATTCACAATTAAAACCAATGAATTAAAAGCGCTGCTATTATGCGCTGCTAAAAATGACGTGCGCTATTATCTAAACGGAGTGCATTTTGAATCAAGTGCTAATGGCATAATCGCAGCTGCGACTGACGGCCATCGTTTAATATGTATAAACTTGCCGGCCGAAAGTGCGCCAAACATTAAAAACTTAATACCTCGCGCATTAATCGAGGCGGCCGTTAAAACTAAATCCGTATACATTGAAATAACAATAGACGCCGGGAATGTTACGCTTGCCAGCGCCGGCCAGTCTATCAGCGGATTAATTACCGACGGAGTTTTTCCGGATTATCGCCGCGTCATACCCAATAGCGTATCCGGCATACAAGGCAATGATTTTAATAATACCTATTTAGTAGATTTTGATAAGATCGGCGCATTAATCGAAGGCGGCAAGGCCAGCGTGTTACAGAATGGCCCAGGCATGAGCGCATTAGTGCGCTATGAAAATGAAAATGCAATTGGCGTCATTATGCCGTTGCGCCATGATCTGCATAAAAATCTAAACCGGCCCGCCTGGATCGAATTGCCAGCGCCATTAAAAGCAGCAGCATAATATCAACATGCGCCAGGCCCACAAGCCCGGCGCTAATTTTTGGAGTGTATAACATGGATAACGATAAATTAATAAACGAGTTACTAGATATAAACTTGGAGCTTTGCTATAACGATAGCGCTTTTAACGATGAATTTATTCACGATTTGCTGCGCTATGGTTTTAAAGGTTTTGAGAATATGACGCCTTCAGAATTAGCTATTGAAATGGAGAATCTAAATGAATTTAAAAGATCGATTACAGATTGAATTATCGCGCCAGGATAACGAGTTACTGCGCGAAGTGCTGGACTATGTTGAAATTACCAGCGCTGATAGTGAAGCACTCGGCCGGCTGCATGAAGTGCTAGATTATCATGATTTGCCGGTAGAATATGCCGCGCTGGATAAAGCGCTGGAGCGCTTACGCGCTGATTATACGGCGCTAATTGATCGTTATGACAAGCTAAACGATGATTATGAAGCGCTTATCGATTTACACTCGTTTAAATAGTATGCTGATAGCAATTGCGGCCTTAATCGCGGCGCTTATAGCGATTATATTAGATATTTGACACAATCCTATCAACCCAAAAAAGAAACGGCCCTAAGGCCGTTTTTCTTTTGTCTAGCATGTAATAAAGTTTAAATTATTACATGCTACTAAACTATTAGTTTATATATGCAACACTAAATAAACTATTTAATCACTACCATCTTAGGCGGATCGTTTACTTCAACCATGCGCCGCAGATCCGACTTGCTATAATTAGCAAAGCCTGGAGCGCAGAATATATGCTTTTTATTCATATACTCAGCGCTGGCTAGGCGGCCGCAGTCTATCCAGCCGGCTTCTTTTAGCGCATGCAATAAAGCAGCCTGGGGCACTTTAACACCACTAGGCGCTGATCCGGCCAGCCTATCGCAGATTGAATGGAATGGGCTGCCAATGACGCCTTTGCTGAATTCGCCTATGCGCTCTCGCATCTGCTCAACCAGGAACGATTCGGCCATGCTCATGCCATGTTCAACCAGGTTAGATTTAAACTCAGTCCACATAGGCGCAGCGCTAGGGTTAAACTTGCTAACATCACGAAGCATAAGCCACGAAGCACAAGCACTAAAGCCGCCAGCCTTATACCAACGCCACAACTTTGCCGCCTCGCTAGGTTCCATACGCGGGGCTTGGCTCCATACGCAAAACCAGCGCCTATCTTGTGAAGCGAGGCTTATAGGCACAGGGTCATTGGAAAATGCCAACACGAAAACACGATTTAACATCATGTAAGGGTGCAAGCCCTTGCGGTTTATAGGTAGCATCTCAGGCGGTGCGGCTATGATAGGTTTCAACTGGTTAGCCAATTGCCTACGCGCTGCCGCATCCGGCTCTTTTAGCTCATTGATGATTAAAATCTCACTCTCTAATTGATAACCCCATTGGCTGTTAACAGAGTTATTGTCCATAATGCCACGATTACGCAGGTTATCGCCACAGACAGCCCATAGGAACGGCGCCCAAAATGTGTCTTTACCGCTGCCCTCATCGCCGCCATGTAGCACAGCATGGTTAATTTTAATCTCAGGGTGTTGCACTTTATAGGCCATAACATCAAATATATGCTCTAGCTCGTCCGCGTTAGGTATAAGCGTCCTAGCATGCTCTAGCCACGGTGTTATGTCGCCAGCCACTAGGTTCTCAGGCCGCGCATTGCGCCAGCGATTGCCATAAATATCACCATCACGGGACACAAGCACCGTCTCACCAGCCGCATAGGTGATACCCACTAGGGCTTTAGCACCCATAGTCTGACGGTTCTCGTCATACGACACAGCAGGCAACACTCGCGCGGCGGTGTGTATAGAACGGCAATCAATGTGACGGAACAAGGCGTTAAAGGTAGAACGGCTCACCTCTCTACGGTCTTGCAAGTCAAAGTAGGCGTCGTCCTCTTGTATATAGGCAAAGCGTTTATACCAGTCTGCCTTCTCTATACGGCCTAGCTCTTTACGCTCTACCTCTGCAATGATGTCGTCGGCATCGTGCGTAAACATCTCAGAGGGTTGAATTTTTGATAAGGCCGTTTCCATAACATCCGCCAGTAGTTCTTCACGAAGCCCGTGAGTATGCTTAGGGCCACCGTTATCGGCAACCCATGATAAGAAGGTCTTGCTGTCTAGCTCTTGACAATGCTCATGGTAACAGCAGAATGAACGGTCTAGGGGTTTGTATCTAGCTTCAGGGTTGCCATCGCTATGGCTAATGCTGTTAGGACACACGACGCCTACCCAGCCCTCGCCGTTCTTAGGTGTGATAATCATACCGTTACTGCTCATCCAACTAAGCACGTCATCGCCGCCATCGTCTTTAAGACGGATTGATGTATGCGTAGCGGTGTCAGCCGGTGCAGGTGTAACGTCTAACGCTACGCATATTTGAGGCAGACTAAACTCACGTTCAGGGTGTAACTCTACAAGGCGCGATGCAAAGCTATCACGGCCAGGCTTAAGATTGACGCTGCCAGGCACACGAAAGTTGCGAACAGGGTTAATTGCACCGCCATCTGTGTAGCCAGCGTCAGCAATTGCTTTAATCGCAGCACTAAAATCTCCCTTTAAAGGTTGGTCATCAAGGGCAAAGGTATAGCCCCATTGGTAATTGTCCGGTGACGTTTCGATAATCCACGTCGGCTCAAGCGGTGGCACTTTAGATTTCGTACCGATGTCGTCTAGCACCATGAACGCAACGCGCTCACAATTAGCACTTGACGCGGAAACTTTACCGTCCTTGAAACGGTCTAGGATAAAGCAGGCCGTGTTAGCATACCAAGCGTCACCCTTTTTGATCTTGGCCTGTTCAGGCAGATACGCTGGCCAAGTGCATTTGATTGCGCCATCGTTGTGAAATTGCAACACACCGCCGTCTAATAGCGGTTTTTGTCGCACAAATAACACAGTTTCGCCCTCAGGGGCAATTTTTGTGATATAGTCTAAGAACTCCATAGCAATACTCCAGTGAAGACCGCCCGGCAAGGCGGTCTTTTTTTATTTACTTACCATAACGCAACATAACGCTACTCTCAATGGACAAGGGAAGACCCTTAGCCCAATCAGGTGGCGTACACATCACATCGCTCATTTGTTGCAAAACTTCATCCGGTTTATCCGTCTCTACGACAATCTCATCGTGTACGTGCAGAATTACATCGTCAATCAATCTCAGTGAGTGTCGGAGTAGGTCGTTAGCAACGGCTTGCGTGATGTTCTCACACGCTAAACCTTTCCATAATCTAGCTCTAGGCCACTCGGTGGCATCAGCGGCAGGTTTCCATGCTGCTTTAGCATAGGTCACACCGTCAGGCTCAAGTTTTGCAAATGGATAACAAAGCACTCGACCTGAGGGTAAAGCATACCATAAATGCACACCATCGTATAAGTATGTCACGCGGCCTGCACTAAATTCTCTGCCAGTATTACGCAGCGCACGGGTATACGCTTCTTCCAACTTCTGCCAATAGTTCACCGCCCACTGATTAGACCTTCTCCACGCATCAACAGTGCGTTTAGCATCCGATTCGTTGAGGATAATACCGTAGTTGCGACCCATAGCGGCAAAAGCACCAACTCCACCACCGAAGCCGCAAGATAGGATAGCGACCTTACCAATCTGTCTTTTATCTGACGTGATTTGGTCTTCAGGCAAGTGGAAAATACCGGCAGCCTCTCGTACATATATGTCACGACCTGATCTAAATACATCCAGCACCTCCTCAGCGCGTTTGTCATTGGATAGCCAAGGGGTTAGCCTAGCCTCTACTGCGTTCCAGTCTGCTACCACTAGCGACTTGCCTTGTGACGGTATTAGCGCAGGACGCAACATGCCTTTTAGCACGTCAGTCACACGTTTACCATACTTAGGCACGATAGCATGACCACGCACCATCGCCTGCCTTACTTCGTCAGGCTCCTTAGCACACTTGCGCGTAAAGTTGTGTACTTGCGCCCCATAGCTAGATGCACGGCCAGTCGCGCTACCGCCGGCAAAGACAAAGGCGCCCCTGACGCGGTGATCTTCCTCGTCAGCAAGTTGAGATAGTCGGTTGAACTTCGCAACCGATGACGCCCATAAATCGTCCGCGCACTGGATAACGTCCGCGACTTCGTTTGGTACTTCATCAGGGTTTTCCTCTGCAAGTAGTAGTAAGTTGGCGCGGACGGTCTTGTCAATAGACATTTTCGTTTCGCCTTCTTTAATTGTAGACATTAGCTTTAGCGCCTCAGGGCCGACACGCTCTTGCACCCACTCACGCATACGCGGGGAGCGTACAGACGTTATCGCACCCTTAGTCACATCAGTCACGATGCGCTCTATTTCCTCAAGCTCTACACTTGCGTAGCGCACAGCAGAGTCGGCCAATGGCCTATCTAATAACACGCCCTTGTCATTGATGCGCTCGTTGACGTGGTAGTCAAACAGCTCGTCGTCAGACAGGTTACGCATAGCCTTAGAGATAGTCCGCATGACCTTAACATCGGTCTCACAGTACGCAATCATCTCAGCCATCAAGGTAGGGTCGTTATTGAACGTGCCATCGGCGCGAGGTATAGACAGCAAACGAATTAGCTGCTTACCACGGTGGTCTTTACGCATGGTAGCGCCTGAGAAGCGACCTACGTCCTCAAGTGAGCCAGGCGCACAGTTCGCACGGGCTTGTGCAGCCGTGCAATAGAATTGGGTAATATCGAAGTTAATTTGTAAAACATACCAAAATATCAGCCTCTCGAACGCGGCATTGTGTGCGCGTATCTGACCGGTAAAGTTACGCACCTCGTCAGGGAAGGGTTGATTAGGCGTCCATGTAATGACGTCACCATCATCAAACGCATAAGACATGCACAACACATCGGTGCTGGCGTCTTGAGCGTAGTTGTAGACGCCACGACTTAATAAGTCGCAGCGGCTACGTGACTCAAAATCGAGCCACAGGATCACTATTCAGCATCCTTATCGACTTCCGTTGGGGCAGGTTGCATTTGAGCCATCGCTTGTTGGCGAATTTTCTCAATGATGCTGGTTACTTGCTCAAACGGTTGTTTAGCTAAGATAGCTAAGATGCCATTCATTTCTTCTACGGTAAAGTTAAAGTTCATTTTAATCTCCTATACACTGCGACGACGACGTGATGTTTCTTCTACAGCAGGTGTAGCTTCTTCGGCTTCGTTCGTAGCCTCTTTAGCATCCATGCCAGTCCACTCAACGATGTCAAACACTGGCGTAAAGATACGGCCATAGCTCTTATGTTGGTAGTGTTCTTTTTTAAGTAGAATGACAGGCACTGGATTAGCTTGGTCTTTCTCTACTTGGTTTGCGATGGCTACGGCCAGTGCTTGCACTGCACGTTTACCACCAACAGACGTTGTAGAGAAGCGGGCCTCTAAACCTTTGTCTTCACCTGTTAGGCACTTTAATGAAAGGCCGACTTGCGTTTCCCATCCGCGTTTAGCGGCTTGTGGTGCGCCTTCTAACTCAGGTAATGGTTGTGATACAGATACCATTTTCTCACCTAACACTTCACCATCGCCCCAGGCAATAAAGCCGTGAACGAATGAGAAAGGGTTAACAGCCCAAGTAGAGTCGTCTTCGATTTCAGTTTGATCAGCACCGTATACCCAGTGGCCAGTCTTATCCATTTTAAGGATTGCAACGCCAGCAGGTGACACGTCTTGCTCTAAGGCGCGAAGTGCAGTGCTTAATGATGCTACGGTTGGTAGATTTGCTTGATTGAAGTTTACTAGATTAGTCATTTTAATTTCCTTTAGATTATTTTACTCAGCGCAGCGGTAAGTTGCTGGCCGATTTGCAACAAAGCTGGTCGAGGGTCATCCTCGTTTGCCAGCGTACTACCTGAACTAATGGCGACGACTGTACCCTCCGGTAGCGTGAGGCCGTGCTTTTTAAGCACCTTCTCAGCCTTGGCCGGAGAGATTAAAGCTGTCTCCACTATCTCAGATTCTTTCAGGTCTTTGAGGAGTGCAGCCTTAGCGTCATCCTCATTAACCCATTGTCTTGTAGCGCGTTTAGCGACTAATTTAAAGCCTGGCACAGGTTTGCCTGTCTCCAGTAGTTGAAATGCCAGCGCACGTAGATCGGTAATCCACTGCTCTAATATGTCAGCATTGTGTAAGTATACACCGATTTGTTCGACAGGCAACGCATCAAGTTTTGTGTGCAGCGCACGGTCAACAGCGCCCGTCATCTGTGGGCAAATAGCCTTGGCAGAACACCAACGGCAATGCTCACCCACGACAAGTTTAGCGTCAGGTGACTCAGCTAGGCGCACAGCAGCCACTAAATCCTGTTCGAACTTTCTTATACGCGCCGCGTTTGTCGTCCAGCGTTTAACGGCAGGCGGTTGAACAATAACCATCTCTATATTAGTGACGCCTTCAAACACCCACGCTACCTCTTTAGTTCGCATGGCCGCAGCCGCGTAGAACATAAGCTGTGGGTTTTCTTCTACCTCAACGGTTACGCCATCGCCGAACTTCCAGTCCAATACATAAGCAGTATCACCGATGCGACCTAGGAAGTCAGTCGATCCGAACACGTCAGGCAGGAAGTCACCAAAGCCTACGCGTGTCTCTACGGCGTATTCCATTTGTTTGTCAGGGTCGATTGCATCAAGCGCAGCCAAGGCAGGTTTAATCTTGTCGTCTATTAGTTCTTGCGTTAGCACTTGGTCTTCGTACGTGGTGCCAAGGTAATGCTCAGGGGCAAAGCCTTTGTCTAATACGTCTGCAATCACATTATGTAGCAACGTGCCTACATCTGCGTATTTACTGGAAGGGCGTGGTGGCATCTTGTCGCAGAGCGCCACAGAGCCAGGGCATGAGATAACACGTTTGGCGGTTGAGCCGCCGACTACGGATGAATGTTTCATTTACTGTCCTTTAGATTACCTATTGAGATTGCAGTATAGCAATTAAAAATAAATGTTGTCAATATATTTTTTATTGTGTTATTATTTAAATCATCAACGGGAGATAAGCATGTTAGAAAAACAAGTTGAAGCCTACTTTAAGAAAGTAGTAGAGCAGTTAGGCGGTAAGAGCTACAAGTTCACAAGCCCAGCGCATCGGGGTGTAGCGGATCGAGTAGCGTGTCTGCCTAACGGTGATACATGGTTTGTGGAAATAAAAACAGACGGCGGTAAGTTGTCCGAACTGCAAAAAGTATTTGCAATAGAGGTCACACGCCTTAATCAGAAGTACGCATGTTTATGGAATAAGGAAGACATTGATGACTGGGCTAAAGCTACGTCCTTACCAAGAAGTCGCGGCTGACTTTATATATGAGCATGACCGTGCCATGATACTTGCGCCTGTTGGCGCAGGTAAGACGGCCATCACGCTTACTGCGATGCAGGACGCTATTGAGGCTGGGCTTGTTAAGCGCTTCCTAGTGGTTGCGCCTAAGCGTGTCTGCACTGACGTGTGGCCTGTCGAGCAGCCTAAGTGGGCGCCACGCTTGTCACTTGTTGTGGCAGTAGGCACACAAAAGCAACGCCAGGATGCGTTCAAGACCGACGCCAATGTAGTGGTGACAAACTACGACAGCCTGCAATCGTTGGAGACATTGAAGGGCTTTGATGCCGTGGTGTTTGACGAGCTGACACGGCTTAAAAATCCTACTGGCAAACGCTTTAAAGCCATCGCCAAGCTGATGGACAAGATTAACATACGCTGGGGCTTGACCGGATCGTTCACCAGCAACGGCTTAGAGGATGTGTTCGGCCAGTGCAAGATAGTCGATCAGACCTTGTTAGGCCGTAGCAAGGGTGCGTTCTTACAGCAACACTTTGTGCTACTGAACAAAGACTTTAACGACTGGAAGCCGCGCCCTGACGCACTTAAGACCGTGATGCAGATTATTAAGCCTGCCACGTATGTGTTAGAGGCTGGCGAATACAGCGACAAGCTACCGCCATGCCACACGGTAGAGGTGCGGTGCGAACTGCCTAACCGACAAGAGTACGAACACTTTAAGAAGACGTTTGTGATGGAGCTGGACGGCAAAACATTGACCGCCGTTAACGCTGCCGTGCTGACGTCTAAGCTACAGCAGTTGGCGTCAGGCTTTATCTACGACACCGAAGATAGCAGCGAGACTAAATGGTTGAGCTTTCATAAGTTTGACATGCTAGAAGACCTACTGGACGAGAACCAACACGACAACACTATCGTGGTGTACAACTTCCAGGCGGAACTGCAAAAGCTAAAGCAGCGCTTCCCTAAAGCCGTGACGATAGACGAGCCTGACGCCATCAAGCGTTGGAATAACGGTGAGATTGAACTGCTACTGATACACCCTAAGTCAGCAGGCCACGGTCTGAACTTACAGCACGGCGGCTGTAAGATAGTGTTCTTCTCACTGCCGTGGAGCTTAGAGTTGTATGAACAAACCATAGGCCGTCTGCATCGCAGTGGCCAAGCGCATGACGTGTGGTGCTACATACTGTTAGCTAACAAAACCGTAGACGAACGTATTTGGGCGGCCTTGCATGACAAGCGGGCTATTTCTGATATTGCAATGGAGGAGTTGAAATGACTAAAGACGAAGCATTAAAGATGGCGATTGAAGCGATGACAAAAACCGATAATTATTTTGAGCAATTATGCAGTTTGCTTATTACATTTGGAGTAAGTCCGAGTGAATTAAATATGCAAAAAGATACTTTTTTAATTAAACCAATTAACGCTTGCAAAGAAGCACTAGAACAACCAGCGCAAGAACCTGTGGCTTGGAATGAAGAAGAATTTAATGAGATTGCATATGCGTATAGGATTTGCCCTGCACACGAAGTAAAGAAGGTCAGCGAGCGATATCAAGACTTAGTAGCTTATGTTTTAGCATTAAAGGAGAAAAACACATGTTCATAGTAATGGCTGTACAAAGTGAAGCTAACCTTAAAATGCTTGGCGCCCCTACGCCGG